CAGAAGTTTATCAATGGCTTGTTTGGTAAAACGGAGGATGGCAATGCTGCGGAGACAACAGAAACACAGGCGGCGGCATCGGCCAGCGGCACAGAACAAAAAGTGTTTACCGAAGAGGATGTTACTGCCGCCATTGAATCGGCAAAGCAGAAATGGGCAGATGAACAGGCAGAGGCAGAGCGTGTAAGGAAGCTGTCACCGGAAGAAAAGGAAAAGGAGGAGCGGCAGAAAAGAGATACCGAGCTGGAGGCTCTCCGAGGGAAGCTGCTGCAAAGGGAACTGAAAGAATCGGCAGTGGCAGCTCTTGATCAGAAGAATTTTCCAGTAAAGCTGGCGGATATCCTTAATTATTCCAGTAAAGAAACAATGGAAGGAAGCCTTAAAAACACAATGGACGTGTTTGGTGAATGCCTGAAAGTGGGGGTTGAGAGCCGATTAAAGGGTAAGACTCCGGAAGGTCTTGGCGGAGCGGCATCTGCCACGAATCTGGTTAAGGATCAGATTGCAAAAAATATCAGAGGAGGAATGATGTAAGATGGCAAACACAATTGAATATGCAGAGATTTTTCAGACCGAGTTGGATAAGGCTGCGGTAGAGCAGGCAACATCCGGTTGGATGGAGGTAAATGAAAAGTTAATCAAATACAACGGCGGAGCTGATGTGAAGATCCCGGATCTGGATATGGACGGACTTGGTGACTACAGCCGGAAAGATGGATTTGCAGATGGCAGCGTTGATTTCAAATATCAGACAAAGACCATGACCCAGGACAGAGGCCGGTTGTTCACGATAGATGAAAACGACGTGAACGAAACAAACTTTGTCCTGACGGCTTCCACTATCATGGGGCAGTTCCAGCGTGAAAAGGTTATTCCGGAGGTGGATGCGTACCGGTATAGTACGATTGCTTCACGGTGCATTGACAAAGGCATGGCTTCCGGCGGATATGCAGCCGCTGAATCGACGATACTGCAAAAGCTGTATTATGACATTGCCCAGGTGCAGGATGTAATTGGCGATGAGACACCACTGGTAATTACAATCAGTACCATGCTTGCGGCCATGCTTTCCATGTCGGATAAATTGTCAAAGAAATTTGATGTAACAGAATTTAAGCAGGGCGATGTCACATTGAAGGTGCGGAGTCTGGACGGAAGATTTCCGCTGATTCCGGTTGGATCTGCAAGATTAAAGACGGAATACCTGTTTAGGGACGGACAAACATCCGGACAGGAAAAGGGTGGTTTTGCGGCGACTGATACGGCAAAAGACATTAACTGGATGATTACCCCCCGGACTGCCCCAATTGCAGTTTCCAGAACGGACAAGATGCGGATTTTTGATCCGGAGACTTATCAGAAGAAACGTGCATGGGCGATGGATTACCGGAAATACCATGATCTGTGGATTTTGGATCGGAAAATTGAGCAATGCCATGTGAATCTCAAACAGAGCCTGTAGGAGGAGCTTATGATCAGATTAAAGAAATTGAACGTAGTGAAAGAGGTTGACAGCGAGGATAAAGCCAAACGGCTGGAAGAGGCTGGATTTAAGCGAATCACAGAAGAACAGGAGCCTAAAGCGAAATCCGGCCAAAAGAAAAAAAATGACAAGCAGGAGTCCGAAGGGGAAGGTGATGGCAATGGAGCAGCTGGTAAGTCGGATAGCGGCGGAGGTAATGGACAGCCTCCGGATGGCTGAAACGGAACAAAGTGCAGCCAAACGGTATGCCAAAAGAGCGGTAAATAAGATTCTTATTTATTGCAACCGGGAGGACTTCCCGGAAATGCTGGAGGACACTGCAGCTCAGATTGCAGAGGATATGATCCGGGCAGACATGATATCGCCATCTGAAAAAGCGGTTGCCAGTGTTTCACGAGGGGATACTTCCATCTCTTACAAGGATGATAGCTCCGTAAGGCAGCAAACTGTGGATTTTATGAGAAATTATGAAATCACACTGAACCGATACAAAAAAATGAATCTTCCAAAGGATATGGGATGAAAAGATGAGTGAAGCAGATATTTTGGCAGTGATGTATGAGGATAAGGCAACCGTTTACAGACCTTTTAAAACGGTTTTATCTTCTGGTGAAAGTACTTTTAAAAATGGAGTTGAGGGAAATCTGATTTATTCAGAGCTGGAATGTTCCCTGTCACGTCAGACTGGTGGAAAAATCAACCAGTCTGTTAGTGTGGCGAATACCCCAACAGAATACAGCCTGTTTACCAGGCCGGAGATTGACATACAGCCAAACGACTATCTTGTGATATTGCAAAGGGGCAAGACCATTATTGCCACAGCTGGCCTTGCTGGGAGGTTCAGTTCCCATACGAATATTCCTTTGAAGTTAAAGGAGGATACCGTGTAATGTCTGATTATTCGTTTGACGGCTTGACTGCATGGGAACATGCCCTGGCAAAAATGATTGCTAATGATTTTCCGCAAGAGTTTGAGCAACTGGTAATACAAATCGCTTATGAGCTTCAGGGGAAGGTAAAGGAGAATACTCCCAAAGTTACTAGCCGCTTACGGAATAGTTGGAAGGTAGGCAGAATCCAGAAGCGGGGAAATGAGTATTACATAGAGGTGTATACAAATGTTGATTATGCGGAACCGGTTGAGTATGGCCACAGAAAAAGAGGCGGAAAAGGACTTGTTAAAGGTGCGCATATGCTGGAGATATCATTGGCAGAAGTAGAACAGGCTCTTCCGGCATTCTTGAAAGAGTGGCTTGATGATTTCCTTAGTACGCATGATTTATAGGAGGGAAGATGGAAAATCCGTTATTGCAGATGAAAGAAAGCCTGATAGTCCTGCTAAAGCAGTTGGATCCCAAAGTAGACGTGTTTGCGGAAGAGATCGAGCTTATCAAAAGCGAGGCCGGTGACCATTCAAAGACATATTATTTTGTGGACATCATTCCCACTGGCAGCCAAACCATAGATGAATTCTATACGGATATGACTGTTTTCATTGATGTGGCATATCACGATGCAAGTGAGAAGAATGCAGTTTATCTGCAGAAGCAAATGGAGATTGATGCAGCGATGCGTCCTGTGCTGCACTTTGGGGACAGGTACATAACTATAAACAACTCAAGCTCCAGGGTAGTGGATCGGATTTTGCATTACTCTTTTTCTTTGTCATTCAGAGTGAGCAGGGAAAAGACAAATGAATTCGAACCCATGGGAGAACTTGAAATGATGATAACGAAAGAGGTGTGAAGCATATGAGTTTAGGCTTACCCGAGCTTAATATAGCGTTTAAGTCAAAAGGCGTAACTGCCGTGACACGAAGTGCCAGAGGTATTGTGACCTGCATTTTAAAGGACGATACGGAAGGCGGTGACGTGATCAATATCTACAGAAGCATCCTGGATGTTGATTTTACGATTTTCACCGAAGCAAACTATGGCTTCCTGAAGCTTGTTTATGAGGGCGGCCCATCAAAAGTGATTGTTGCCAAGATACCAACAACTGCCACTTATAATGATGTGTTGAAAACACTCAAGAACCTGAAATGGAACTATCTGGTTATTCCCGGCATTGAAGCTGCTGACATTACGACCGTGTCAGCCTGGATTAAGGAAATGCGTGACCAGAACAAAAAAACCGTTAAGGCGGTACTGCCAAACTGTGCTGCCGATCACGAGGGGATTATTAACTTTACAACGGACAAGATTGAATCAACCATCACGGAAAGGGTACATACGACAGCGGAGTATTGTGCACGGATTGCCGGCATCATGGCCGGATTATCTCTGACACGTAGCAGCACCTACTTTGTACTGACTGACATAATTTCAGCCAAGCTGTCAGATGAGCCTAATGAGGATATCAATAAGGGCGAGCTGATCATTGTCTATGATGGTGAAAAGTACAAGATCGGCAGAGGCGTGAATAGTCTTGTTACCTTTACAACTGAGAAAACCAAAGATGTCAGGAAGATTAAAATTGTAGAGGGTATGGATCTGTATGCCGATGACATTAGAGGCACTTATGATGAACATTATGTTGGAAAAGTCATTAATGATTATGATAACAAGCAAGCCCTTGTGGCAGCAATCGGTGCTTACCACCGGGAACTGCAGGGGGATGTTCTGGATCGCAGCTTTGACAACACGGTATCGGTTAACTTAACTGCTCAAAAGGATTATCTTGAGTCGCAGGGGACAGACACCAGTGAAATGGATGATATACAGCTTGCGATTGCCAACACCGGATCACATGTTTTCCTGGCAAGCAATATTAAATTTGTTGATGCAATGGAAGATTTGGGAATGGAAGTAAATATGTAGGAGGAGGACGCTCATGGCAGATACCATAAGAGGGAATAAAACATTATCCGGCTCATGGGGAGAGGTTTGGGTTGACGGTGTGAAAATTTTTGAGTTATCAAAGATTGAGTTAAAAGTGACTACAAACAGAGAAGACGTGCAGCTGGGCATTGATGTGGATAACAAAATGACCGGATTGAAGGGCGAGGGAACGCTGACGGTTAAAAAGGTTTACACCAGGGCGAAAGCGATTCTGGCCGATTGGAAAAACGGAAAAGACACGAGAAGCCAGATCATTGCAAAGCTACAGGACAAGGATGCAGTTGGCGGCCAGATAGAACGCTGGTCTGTTGATAATGTCTGGTTTAATGACCTGCCAATTGTGAATTGGGAA